CTCATGTGTTAATGTTGCTATTTTCCCATTGGCTTCACTTACATCACTTTTAAATCTTAATGAAAATCTTTTTTCAGCCAAATCCCTTGTTCTATTTTTTATAGTATCTGTAGTATTCCCAAAATTTATTTCAAATAAATTCCCACCTGCTGTTTTTACATATCCGTATAAATCTCCTGTAGAATCGTATTTTAAAGGAATAGGATATTTTGTATTGTAAAATGAATCTAATTTATATTCACTTGTCAAATTATCTAATTGCTTATTATAGGCATTAAATTCATTAACAGTAAATTGATTTGTAGTTTCAACATTTCTAATTTTTAAACCTGCATTTTCTAAAATAGTTTTAGCCTGCAATTTTGCTTCATCAATAGTTTTCGCATTAAATGTGCCATCAATAATTTGTTCTGCTATTGGTGCCAATATTTCTGGACTTGTTAATAAAGCATCTGTAATTGCACTTTGTACTTGTGCCTGTGCAACTCCAAAACCTATATCTGTAATGTTTTCCCCTGTAGTTTGGGCATTAGGTTTTGGAAATACACTAACACCACATCTACAATTGATTACATTGCTTGCTGATCCTGCCGGATCGCCTGCCCATTTAAGGAATTGACCTCCTACAGAAAATTTACCGGCATTGGGTACTGTTTGCCCATTGGCTGCGCCATGGCTTGCTCTTTCTCTCCCATCTATTGATGTGTGCCATGTTTTCATTAAATCCCTACCTTCAAATACACTTTGCGCACTTACTATTGTGGCATAATTAGCAGCATTTGTGGCTTCTGTCCTTACTAATCGCTTTGCTTGATAAGTTGAATATCTATTAAACTGCGTTTTAAGCATTTTAGCTTTGACCTTTTCCCCCTGATTCATGAATGCAGGATCAGACATTAGCTTTTGAGTAACAGAAATTAATGTGTTTTTAGCTGTGCCACTGACCAATGTAACCCTTTGCGCCCCTACTTGTTGCCCTACAAATGCAAATGATTTGCTCCAAATAGACATTAAATTATCTAAATCGCTTGCCTTGTTTAGTAATTTATCTACATTCTTGTAATACCATAAAGCAAAATGTAAACCAATTTTACTGTACATATCTGTGTACATATTGATCAAATCATTTTCCTTAAAAAATACTGATACATCTGTGGCCGATAATGCACCCTGTCTGATAAACATGGCTGATGCCTGATCATATTGATCATTATAAAACTTATAAAAATCTTTTACAGATGATTTTTCTGCCTTGGTTAATTGCTCGCTAAATTTAGCTGTGTAATTTTCTTTGGCTGCCTTAATTTCTTTTTCTTGGGAATAAAGAGAATTGCAAACAGCTATGCGCTGATCTTGTGTAGCAAAATCATTTACTACATTTGGATCAATTACACATCGGCCAATGAAATCATTTAGATCCTCATTTACTCTGGGTGATGGTAATGGCATATTATTTTAGATCATAATCAATATCTAATGCCTTTGGATTCTCCAAAGCATCTATAGTAACATTTTGTGGCGCTAATGATGTTGGGATAAAATAATCATTCATGTAGGCATTTACTTCATCTTTGCCATAATTCATCGCATCCCTTTTTTCATTTGGTGTAATCCACCATGCAGCTGCTAATTGTGAAACTAACTTATCTACTTCTTCTTGCATTTCACTGATCATAGTGAAATCAAAATCTAAATAAAGATTGGCCCCAAATTGTGGTACTAACCATCTATTTAATTCATCCCTAATTTTAATTAATTCTGGAATAACAGCATTTTGATACATGGCTTTTTTTGCCTCCTTCATGTTGTTGTATGTAGATGAATCCGTATTATTAAGCAATTGCACCGGAATGTTATAGATATTACATAGATCTTTTACTGTGCCATTGTACTGCTCAATTAATGATAAATCTGCTGCACTTAATCCAAAATTTACCCATGATAAATCCTTCGATGATACAATCACATCACCGGCATTGTTTGTGCCTTGGTATTGCTTTCTAAAATTATCCTTTAATGCTTGTGCCTGTACTTGATTTATGGTTCCTTCCTTATCAATTAGCATTCCCCTTGATGTCTGATTCTGTAGGTATTTTACACCTGTAGTTACAGCTTCATTGTTTGCAGTTAATACCCTCAAACCTGCTCGCAAAGGTGATTGACCATATAAGTTAGATCCTGCACTGTTGTAATCCGGATTAAAATCTTTGATGTGGCAAATGTCCTCTGGATTAATTTCCTGTGTGGCATTGTATCTGATTCTGTAACCACTTATTGGATCGTTAACACCTTCTGAAACAATTTCCACCAATTGTGATGGCAAAACATATAGCTGACCAAATTTAGCTTGGTTTGGGCCACTTGATGGCTTAATACCATAAATATATCTGTTACCGGTTAACTTACCAAATGCAATTAATTCCTGTAAAAATGTGCTAAATGATTGTTCTGGGTTTGGCCTCGATAATAATGCTTCTAATGGACTATCTGTAATCTGTGTAAATGCTCTTTTGCGTAATACATTGGCTTTGTACATAGCACCACCATCCATAATTCCTGATGTCATGGCCTTGTATTGCTTGGCTGTATTGCTATCATTTATTTCATAGATCTGAAATGGTATTGTTGTCGCAGCTTTGGTAATCAGATTGATAATAGAATAAACTGTAGCATTTCTTTGGTACCCATTAACGATAAATGATTGATCGTTTTCTTCTTGCATAATAATGCTTGTGCCTAACCATTGGTATAATAATTTATTATATGCCGGATCTGTTCCCCCTAATGCTTTGATGATTGATTGCTTAAATGTATCTACTATGCCTGCCATGTTATACGCTTTTTTTTGTCAAAAATAATCAATTAAATTACAAAAAAATCATTCCTATTTTTATACTTTGAGTAAACCCCGTACCTGATCGCATCCATCAAATGGTTCTGTTTGTCAATGGGTTTATTTATAATGGTTCCATCTTTAAGCTGTTCCCAAAAATAAAACTGAAATTCATTGTGTAAATTCTTACTTTCAAAGCTATAAAACACATCATATTCTTTTAATAAACTGATCCCTGCGTTTATAGATCCCGTGCCTTTTATTGCAGGCTTAGCCAAAATATCCATTTGCCGTAATTCTTCAATGGATTTAGGTTCTGCGCTATCACAATAAAATAGATCCTGATCATATTTATTTGATTTAATAAATTCTGCAATGTCCCTATTTGTCATTCCCTTTTTATAACAAACTTCATGCAGGTATAACCGATCTTTTACCTTGGCTATCTGTACTATGGCTGTTGGATCTTGCGCATAACCAAAATCTAAACCGTAAAAAACTTCATCAAATTCCGGAAAATTATCTTTTGGAATCTGTTTCCATTTAGGGAATATTTGCCTTTCGGAAAATACTGCCCTTTTACCTTCCCCATACACTCGCCAATAATCTGGATCCCTTTCTTTTAATCTTTCAATTTCTGCTACCAATTCAGCAGGTAAAAATTTATTATCTTGATATGTGGTAATCCATGTTTCACAGTCATCACGATTTACCACTTCATCATAAATCCAATGTATGGGATCAGATGGATTAAAATCTATGATCATTTCATCTTCTGTTCTCATTAATAACTGCCTGTAATCCTCGTAATCTAATTCGTTTCCCTCATTGATATAACAGATGTTACGTTTCCTTCCCCTGATTTTTTGTGGTTCATCAACTGATAAAAATTCAACCGTATGATTACCGTATGTATAGGTATTTTCCGATTTGTTGTGATTGCCTAAAAATAAGATCCCCAAATTATCAAGAATTTCCATAAAATCCCTTTGGACTGATCCTTTAATGGCCGGCAATGTCTTGCGCACAATACTAATCACTAATGGCTTTGTGGTGCTTGTTAGCTTGTAAATTAGGTATTGACAAATCGCATAAGTTTTACCGGATCTGGTGCCACCTTGGTGAACCTTGATTCTTGCTTTGCTATTTAATGTTTGGTAGAATTGAATATTACATTTCTGTACTACTCGTTTTCTATTTTGGCCGGTGTCCATTCTATGATTGATGATTCTACCCCTGTTTCATGCTTGATTTCTGTTCTTTCGACATAATCACGCTTTTTGCCTTTGGTTTTTAAGTAGAAAATGGTGGCTGTTGTGTTTCCTTCTTTAATCTGTTTATGCAATTGACTTTCTGCAAAATCTAAAACTAAATCATTCAGATCATCTATTTGTTCTTTATAATTTGGATCTGTGCGCATCCATAGGTAATGTGTGGTGCGTTCAATGCCGGCAATCTTTGCAGCTGTAGTAACAATCCCCAAAGATTTTTCCATCGCCTCGATCATTCGCTTTTTACTGCTGTCTGTTGCTTTTGGCCTTCTCATTTGCTTAATCTTACATTATGTCCTTTTTCAATCAATTCTTGATATGTTTTCTGCCTTGATTCTTCATCGTTAAATGTCAATTCAATTAGAAATAATTCTACCGGTGATTCTTCTGGTTCTGGTTCTATTGTTGGTTCAAATACAGGTACATCTAAACCCCAATCATTTAATAAATGTTCATCCCATTGATTGGCTAATATATCCCAATCCCATTCACCATACCCGACATTGTCTTTAATTATAAATTCCTTTTGTTGATCAGCAGTTAGCATGGATGCCTTAATGATTGGTACCCTTTTCAATCCGGCTTCAATGCAGGCTTTTAATCGCATATTTCCACCCAATACAATCATATAATCATCCACAACAATGGGCCGTAGTGCTAACATTTCGGGAAAATCCTTTATTGATTTAACCAATTTAGCAAATTTAGTATCCTTAATAAATCTTGGATTAGATGGATTAGGAATGATTAGCTTTATGTTTACTTCTTCGATCATAATTTATTTTTTTCATCTATGATCCTAAAAATCATAAATATTATGAATGCAAGTTCTATGCCACCAACAAAAATGGCTTTTATGATTAGATCATCCATTAACGATCATAGCCAAATACGATTTCCCACATAATCCATGATATAACTATTAAATCATTTCTGTTTTTCTTTGGCAAATTAATGCGAATGGATGGCAAAATCTCAATCGTGTGCCTTGTTGTTTTTAAACCAAAATATATCATAATTTATTATTTATGTGTCTTTTTAAATACCAAATGGCTTTTTCTAAATCCTCTCTTTCGTTTCCTTTTTTACTTGCCCTTAAAATGTATTTAATGGCATTACCGGTATGAAAAGATAAATTAAATTGTTCTATTATATCAATGGGCTGTGGCCCTGTTATAGTCTGATAATGTGGTGGTTTATTCACCATGTCTAGCTGATCATTGTAATTCATTTCTATTGATTTAGGTAAATATGTGCTTTTG